TTGATACCACACTTGAACGTAAATCAGCACTATCTAAAAACATTTCGTTTGCTCACATATTAGCATTGAATCCAAGATAGTGTGTATTATATGCTAGAACATCAAGTAGAACAGACATACCAGATCCTTCAAAATCATAATCTCTAAATTCATCTTGTTGTGAAAGAAAAGTTTTTAAATTTGTTTTAACTTGGTCAAAATCTAATTCTGATATATCTAATTTAGTTGCCATCTTATCTTAATCTCTCTAAAAGTGTTTCTACTACAACCGGTGTTGGAGAATTAACCACTTGAAAATTTATTGTTACTGCATAAGCATTTCTATCAAATTGTGGTAATGTTCTCACAGTAACAAGTCTTGCTCTAGGTTCATAATTTGCAATTAATAATTCAATTTGTTTTGTAATTAAATGATTCATTTGAGGTGTCATATTTTCAAATAACATCGCTCTCAAATTAGAACCTATTTCTGGATGAAAAGGTTTCTCATAATGATTTAAATTAATCAGATTACGAACACTTCTTTTCACTGCTTCGATATCTGTAATTTTTTGAATATCTTTTGTAGCAGTATTTTTTTGAAAATCTAAATTTAAGTCCTTGTAAATCCTAGAACTTCTTTGACTTTCGTTTGTTTGTGTTGAATCGTAAAGTGCCATTTAGTAATCTCTCTCTTGTATATTTATACCGTTAACCTGCAAACACATTATCTGATCCTGCAGCCACAGAGGTACAAGCAGTTATACCATCACCAACACGACCACATCCTTTTCCATTTACAAATACGGTGGTTGAACCTGTTGTGATCGCTGCTGTGTGAGGTGGACAAGGAGCATCAGTTGGTGTAAGATGAGTAGTGTTTACATCACCTTGTCTTGATACACCAATACCATTCACCTTAACATCAGTTGATCCTTGTGCTCTTGTCATAGCGCTACAATGTGTTACATCAGCGTCACCTATTCTTGTTACTGCCGGCATCTCTTTTCCTTTTTAACTAACTCTTGTAATTTTTCATTGTAAGAAGCAATCTCGTGATGATCTTCCTCGGTGTGAGGAGGTTCAGGTGGAGTTGGTTCAAACCTAATGACATAATCAAAAACGTCAGGTATATCTTCGTAATCAGAAAACTCTAAAATTTTATCTTTATGCCTAACGACAAAAAGACCCTTCATTACTTTTTCTTTTTAGTAGTTTTCTTTTTTTTCTTTGTTACTTTTTTAATTGTAGGTGCTTTTTTCTTTGATGGTTTTATTTCTATACCACTATTTTTTCCTTTACCCCAATTTTCCCATAACTTACTAAAAAATCCCATGATAATCTCCTATTTCTTTTTAGATGTTTTCTTTTTCTTCTTAACTGGTTTTGAAACTTCTTCAACAACCGGTTCTTCTTCAACGATTGGTTTTTGTACTAATGCAGGTTTGGTTATTTCCATACCTTCAACATCAATCTTACCTTCGTTGACTAATCTCTGTCTATTCTCTAAATGTTTTGTTTGAATTACTTCCTTGTTGCCACCTGAGTAAGCAACAGCGTGTCCTTCTTTCATTAATTTAGAAGTTAATAAATCACCCTGTGGTGTTCTAAAGTCACCAAGAATACGACCGAACTTGCCTCGCATTTCTTCGTTACCATCACCTTTAACTTTTGATATTAGAGTAGCGCCATCACCTAATAAGTGTTTCACTCTCTCTTTTGCAGCTAAACCAAAAATCTTTTCGACTTTATCGCTAGTTCTTGATTCAGGAGTATCAATGCCTATAATTCTCACTCTTTCATCATTGAGCCAGACACCGAAACCTAAATCAATATCAATATCAACGGTATCACCGTCAACAACTTTTCTAATTTTGCATTTATACTCGTACATATCTTTTCCTTTTAATAAACCTAATAAAACTATTTATAAGTGCTTTACAAATCGTTTAGGATATGTTATAATCTTAGTATTATGCAAAATTTAGACGAAGACCAAATGGTAATGTTAGAAATTCAAGCAGAACTTTTCGAATTATTGACAAAACACACCGAAGTGATGTCCCAAGCGGTAGCAATCACTTTCAAAACTGCTATAGATTGTTATGTGGCACAATTTGGGCGTGAAGGTGCCGAAAAAATGTTAGAAACGGCAATTCGGTCAATAAAAGACGGAAAGCATGACTTGGATCCTATAAAAATACCAAAAAATTTATTAAATTAGAACAAATAGCGAACAAAAGTGTTGTATTTTTGCAACAAACTCAAAAAATGCCCGATTTTTGGGTTTTTCGCCCGAAAGTTCTTGTAATTATGCTGTTTTTAGTGTATAGTATACCCATGATTAACACAAAAAACGTAAAAAAAGACTTATTAAGATTTAAGCATGACGATATGGACGGTCAAGATTATGAGACCGCAGCAAACTTAATCGGTGGCAATCAATTTATTGCCGCTGCTAACTTTATTGATAGATTAGATACTATGCCACGTGAGCATATGATGACATTAATCTATAAAAATAAAAAATTATGGAATGAAATGTGGTATTTTGATCATAATGGTTATTTCTGTACTAGAGAAACCGTATGTGCTTCATTCAAACCTAGAAAGGTTGCATAATGGAAAAATTTGAAATCATGCAATCTATTCAAAATATTGCTGACCTAATTGACGATGGTTTTACTTTTGATTCACCAAAAAATATTAAAGAAAAACTATTAATGTTAAATAAAGAATTATATCATGCTGGTAGCATTGAATCTAAATTTTCTGCTACTGCTTATGATGAAATAAATCTTAAAAATAAATTTATGGTAACTGACAAAGTGTCAGGTATCTCATCACTTAAACATAGAAAGGAAATTATATAATGGGTAAAGTGAAAAACTGGGCAATGGAAAATGCCGAAAACTTTTTGTCTAACCTTGAGAGTCAAATTAAATCAGGCGCTCAAACTGTAACATCTGCTATGCTACTTGTAAAGTCAGCAGATATTGCTTGGGACCTTATCGGTTTCAATCACATTGACGAGGTAGAAGAATACCTTGAGGAGATAAAATGTTAATTAAAGTGAGCGACAACGTATCTGTAAACGTTAGAAAGATTTTACCTAGAGAAGGTAAAATCACAGGTATACAAATATCATCTACTGGTGAGTCTGGCTTGAATGAATATCAAGTAGGTGAATACAACACGGACTGTAACTATACAGGTTCGATAAATTATGAAACCGAGAACGGTGACCAATATTGGGCATACTTCTCACAAATTGAAAAGGAAATATAATGTTACCAGAAGAAAATTTTATATCAAGTATATTAACACAAGCAATTGAAGACGCTGCTTATACAGGTACTAGTAAGAAGTATCTAAAACATAAACAATCAGCAATAGATTGGATTATGAGTAACGATCCACAGTTTATGCAATATTGCAAAATACTAGGATTAGATTCAAATACAATTCGAAACAAAATAGTGAAACACGTTCCTATGACAATAACAAAACAACAGAAAGAAAAAATACATGCCAGACTATAAATTTAATGAAGGTCAAATTATTCAAGACCTAAAAAACTACATTGACAATACATATGATTCACATTATGCAAATGGTGTGAAAAGACAAGCAACTGAAATCATCATTGATCAAGGCCATGGTACAGGTTTCTGTATGGGTAATATATTAAAGTATGCTCAACGTTATGGTAAGAAAGAAGGTAAGAATAAGAATGACCTTTTGAAAGTAATACATTATGCTATAATACAATTATCACAAGATCATTACAATACCTCTGGGAGCTAGCTTAGCTGGTTTCTGAGGGAAGCACACCCATACTTATAAGACCAAGGAATTATAGATGTAGTAGTTTTTTACCTCAAAACATACTATGTTGTAATCGCATAGATACCTTGCAATCTTAATGTGTTAAACACATAGTCATTCCCAATAAATATTTGTATATGTTTTATATAAAGAGAGGTTATGAATGTTTAAAATTATTGAGTCCATTTTTAGTTATTTTTTTGCTGGTGAGTATGATGATCCTATCAAACGATACTGCCAGAACGAATACAAAGACAACTGGAAAGAAAAGTATTACAGCCTTACAGGCAAATCTATTCAAGATAATTGGAGAGTTTAAATAAAAAAAGGGGACACTAGGTCCCCTCTTTTATTGGGCTGGAAATGCCCTAACTTAAAATGTAAATTTACTACCGATAGACCAAGAGGTCGTATCAGAACCAGAATCTAAATCTTTCATTTCACCTTCAGCATAAACACTTACTGATTTGTTTAAATCATGTGATACGCCTGCTGTGTATGAAACACCTGTTCCTTCTTTATCACCATAACCAACACTAAAGATAGAGTAACTTGCTGTTGCTTCTAATCCATATTTGTCAGTTGCAGCGTCATATATTGTATATGATGAACTTACTGTAAGTGGTCCTAGGTCTGTTGAACCTGCAACACCCCAATAAGATATATCGCTGTTTACATCATCAGCATAACCTACTGATATATCGCTACCAAGTAATTTAGTTGATATTGTAACTTCGAACTCATCAAAAGCATTTGTGTTTGTACTTGATCCGTCAACAATACCAATCGTGTCTAAAGTCAGACCTGATTGTGTTGTTGAAAACTTCATACTGTTAGATGATCTTGATCCATAGTTCCAATCACTACTTCCGCCATAGACATTAAAGATTGATGTTTTACCACCAATGTTATCTGCAAATGGATGTGATTGACGACCTACTGATAGTTGACCCATATTCGAATCTAATCCTACATATGCAAGTTTAGAATCAAAAGTATTCGATCCACTATCGTCTGTATCAACACCTACTTCAAGTTTAGCAAAACCTGTAATTGTATCTCCTTCAGCGCCTAAGTCTATGACTTCAACACCAATTGAAGAACCATTATCTTCAAGTTTGCTGTAAGTTTTGCCAGATGAATTTTCATCATTTGACAACTTATAGTTAAATGAACCATAAGGTATAATTTCTGCAGCATTTGCTTGATAAGCAAACAATACAAAACCTACCGCTACGATTGTAATTAATATTTTTTTCATTTGATATCTCCTTATAATTAAGAGGTTGATTCGATACTATTTATTTATTTTGATTTGCCAGGACGGCCTGTACGGTCATCTATTTGACCTTTTCTTTTTGAAACATGAATTTCTTTACGTTGTTGCCTTCGTGCTTCGGTCTGCTTGAGATGCCAACCATGTCGTTCACTATAAACTAGCACTTGACCACGCCAATCATAACGATCGCCAAATTTCATGTTAATTGTTGACAGGTGCGTTTGCTCGCCATTGATAACACGACCAGTATCTTGCCGTTGTCTTATCTTTTGCTGTATCACAATTATGTCTTGCTCGAAATGATTTTCTACGAGCAGGATCATCACGCTTGATTGACAAGCCTGTTGTATCACCAAAAGAAACTTTGACTACATTACCTTTTTGATTCTTCACATAGACATAGAACTTCTTACTACCACCTCGTATCGGGTCATTCAGTTTGACCTTCTTACCCTGATACTCCGCTTCGGTGATCACTAAGTCTTGATACATACCTTCACATACCAAGTCTATTTCTTCTACTTGTTTAAAACTTTTTACCATACGTTCTATTTATAAGATTAAATCTACAATACCGTAAACTCCCCCACATACAACTAAACTTACAGCCAATACTCCAAATAACATATAGATCGTGGAAAGAAATTTTTCCATTTTTTTAGAGGTCGGCTTCGACATATATCCAGGTTCGATTACAATACCCACAGATCGCTTCATTGGTCTCCGTGGGTATATGATAATAGACAATGGGATGCTCATTCGCACAACAAACATCCCTTGTATAAACGATTACCTTATCAGTATCCACTTAAAGGTATCTTATCTAATCGTTCAGCATATTTCTGTATCTTTCGCTTCTTCGTGGCTCTCTCTACTTTCTTTCTACGTTTCTCACGCTGTATTGTGTGTAACATCTTCTTATACCGTTTCTCTTTCTCCTCTGATAGAAACTGCTCAATCTTTGCATCCACCACTTCCGTCATTTTATCTTTGATACGAAGTTTATTGACTTTGAGAGATTTAATCAGTTGTGATTTGTGAGGAGAGTATTGTTCAAGTTCTTGAATCTTGTGATCAAGGACTCTATGAGTATTCGACAAAGTATTTGCCATAAAAAATCCTCCGAAAAAATTTTTGATTGTAAACCTAAACGAATTGCTTCAGTTTAAGCATACAGTAATATTTAGTGAAAGGAAGAAGTATATATCTAGTATATGAAGAAGTAATATAACAGACCAAGTATAATACTAGCGTCTAAACATAATGACCATACAATGTATAAACGTAATGCCCACTTACTCAATGATTGTATCCAGGGGTTCTTCATCTGTGCCCCCTTTGTGTATTTCTTTGTCCATTCTCTATGTCCTTACTCTATCGTCAAACAGATCCCTTAAAGTAGTCAAACGGTCTTAGCCTAGTTTTTGACTTCGTGTTTTAGTTTAAGTTTATAGGTGCACCTGTTTTCTTGTTCTCGCCTGTTACAATCTCTTTGAGTGTGCCATTGACTTCTACGTTCATGGTTCTAGTTTTGACCCCAAAGTTATTTGCTACATCTATGTTCATGTTCTCTGCCTTCATGTTGATATCACCTGATGTTGTTACTACATTGACATCACCTTTATCCACCTGTATGTTGACGTTTGCATTACTACCTACTTGTATAGTGTAATGAGAGTCAGCAGTAGCGTTTGCATTGACGAATACTCGTATGCCGCCATCAACTGTTGTATTATGTGTACCCTTGATGTGGGCGAAGTGATCATTAGAGATGATTTCATAGTTATCTCTCTTGACTCTCTGCACTTTGTCACCGAACTCGTTAATCTCGTAGCCAGTGCCTGTACTATGTCGCTCATGTATTCGTTCACTATTCGGGGTATCATCAAACTCTCGAATATGCCCAGCCTCTGACTCATATACATGATTGTGGGGATACTGCGTCTTGTATGTGGTCTCTGGTTCATCAAACTTCGTGCCATCATCGCCTGGCAACTGTTTGGTTGCTTTCTGCCCTACAGGGCCCGATGCGTTTTCTAACCCTACATCTATGGGATTGAAGTCTGCACGGCCGATACTCGTTTCTCGATCCGCCTTTCGTATGGTGAGAGAGGGGTGAGGGGTGTCTGCATCATTGACTGCGAGGCGGTTCATGTCAGGTTCGTTCAGATACTTTGGATAGTTGGCGTTACTGCGATCTTGAAATCCTTTGCCGGCCCCCTTTGTGGGTAGAGTCCTTGGGACCCCTGGCAGCGTCCCCATAATGATTGGTTGCTGAGCGTCTGCACCGTCTTGAAAGAACCCCACTACCCATGTGCCTTCGACTGCACCCAAGGGGGTTTGCCCAACTCCGCTGACTGTTGCACTTGTGATAGGATTCATTGGGTGGGCCCATGGCAGCTTGTTCGTTGGCAGGTCGCTGATGTTCTCACTATGATACCCTAGACAGCGAACTCTCACTCGCCCGAGTTTCTGTGGGTCTCCTCTATCTTCAACGACTCCTACGAACCACTGAAACCCATCTTTTCCCATAAAATTTGCCATAATCTTTTTTTCTTTCCTTCGATACCATGCGGACTTTATAGTGCCCGGATGCTAGTATTTACCTCTATTTAGTTTGCATACAAACTGTT